GCTAAGTCTAGTTGATGTTCAAAGAGGTGAATATAATGCGGTTACAATAACAGGCCCTAATGTTTACACAGGATCATTAACCCCTACTCCATTAGCCTATAATGAAGGAATGACAATCCATGCAGCGGTATTGCATACTAATACAGTATTTTCTACATTAAATTTAAATGGTCTTGGGGCCAGGCCAATAAAATCGTTAGATGGAAATGACCTTATATATGGAGAGCTTCGTGCGACTAATGTTCATCAACTTATTTACACTTCAGATAATGAATGGAGAATGACGGGTGCTCCTTCTACTTCTACAGAAGAAGCAGGATTAGCAGAAGTAGCAACTTTACCAGAAGTATATCTTGGAGCAGATGTAGTAAGAACTATTTCTCCATATACTCTTGGGGTAGTAATAGACAGCCTTGCTCCTAGCGAAAGTGATGTTTTATATGCGACTAACGGATATAGAAAATTTGATGGTGGATTAATAATGCAATGGGGCGTCGGAACTGCAGAACGAAATACAGATATAACAGTATATTATAATACCTCACAAGAATTTGTATTTAATGTAGTATTGACTAAGCATGAGGGTTCTGGTGTATTTCTGCAAATATTTTTAAGAAGTTATGATGCTGAAAAATTTGTTGTTTATATGAGTGGTCTCGGAACACAACCTTTTCAGTGGTCATCAATAGGGAAGGTATACGAATGAATTACAATAATGGTTTTTAATAATTTTTATGACTTCAAAATCTATTGATATAGTACTTCCTTATAATTTTAATCTAAGACATTATCAATACCCTTTATTCCAAGCATTTTTTATACGTGGAATAAAAAAGTTTTGTATAGTATGGCATCGGCGTGCTGGCAAGGATAAGACATGTTTAAACTTAATGATTGCGGCTGCGGCTTTAAAAAAAGGAATGTATATATATGTTTTCCCGCAGCTTGCACAGGCTCGTCGTGTAATTTGGAATGGCATTGATTCAGATGGTAATAGATTTTTAGATCATTTCCCTTCTAGCCTTATTAAATCAATCAATAATATCAATATGTCTATCCAGTTAACCAATGGTTCTATGTTTCAGTTATTAGGGTCCGACAGATATGATAGGTTACGTGGTTTAAATTTTGAAGGAGTTATTTTATCAGAGGCTCAGCAGCATCATCCAGAGGCATGGAATGTATTAGAGCCTATTCATAAAGAAAACAAAAACTCCTGGGTTTTGTTTGAAGGAACCCCAAACGGAAGAGATAACTTTTTATATGAATCATATGCATATGGAAAGACAAGAGATGATTGGTATACAGATCTGAGGACTGTTGATCACACCTTTAGGGAAGATGGAAACTGGGTTATTTCACCAGAAGATATAGATGAGCTTAGACAAAAAGGAACTCTTGAAGCTATTATTCAACAAGAATATTATTGTTCATTTAACGCTCCAAACATTGGCTCTTATTATGGCGATCTGATGGAGAAAGCAGAAAATGAAAATAGAATTTTAGATTTTGAAATCGATCTATCGCTTCCAGTTTATACGGCATGGGATTTAGGAATGAGAGATTCAACAGCGATATGGTTGTTTCAATTTCTTAACGGACAAATAAGATTAATTTATTATTATGAAAATACCGGTAATGGGATCAAGCATTACATAGATTGGTTGGAGGAGTTTGCAAAAAACAATAAGATAAGGTTTGGTGAACACTTTGCTCCTCATGATATAGTAGTTAGAGAGTTAGGTAGCGGTAGATCTAGAATAGAAGTGGCAAGAGGATATGGGCTAGAGTTTCGTATTGCTCAAAAACTTCCTGTAATAGATGGCATCAATGCCGTAAGAACTTTATTCTCACAGATGTTTTTTCATAAAACTAATTGCAAACTAGGTATAAAGTTTTTAAGATCATATCATAAAAAATATGATGACCGACTTAAGAGGTTTGACGATCGAGCCTGCCATGATTGCTCTAGTGATTGTGCGGATGCAATGAGATATTTGTGTGTAGCCTGGCAGAGTTTTTATTCGCATGCACAAAAAGCAAGCGCTAGGAAGCTGAATGTTTTTCGCCCATAAAGGAGATTGTTATGTTTAAGTATTCAAAGAAGTCTTTAGAGAATTTAAATAGTTGTGAAGAAAGATTAATAAGATTATTTAGCGAGGCTATAAAAACATCGCCTATGGATATATCTGTGCTATCCGGTTACAGAGGAAAGAAAGAACAGAATAGACTGCAGACAGAGGGCTTTAGCCAGCTCATATATCCTAGATCTATGCATAACAAAGAACCCTCTTTGGCGATAGATGTTGTTCCGTTTCCTGTGGACTGGGCTGATATAAATCGATACAGAATCCTTTCGTATCATATAAAAATAATCGCTTGGAAATTAGATCTAAAGATTGACTGGGGCGGGGACTGGAAGAACTTTCCTGATTATCCACATTGGCAGCTGCAGGATTAAACTTATGGGAATATTAGAAACTATATTAGGTGGATCGATAGCTGCGCCAATTGATGCTGTAGGAAATGCTCTGGATAAAATTTTCACAAGCGATCAAGAAAGAGTGGATGCTAGAATTGTTTTAGAAAAAATAAAACAACATCCTGCAGAATTACAAGTAGAGTTAAATAAGATTGAAGCTAATCATAGAACTATATTTGTAGCTGGTTGGCGTCCATTCATAGGCTGGATTTGTGGCTTGTCATTAGCTTATGAGTTTATTATCCAACCGGGATTAACTGCATTTGGAATACATGCAGCTTCTTTAAATGCCACAGATCTTCATACTCTTATAGGTGCGCTCCTTGGATTAGGATCATTAAGAACCTTTGAAAAATTCAAGGGTCTTTCTAAGTAATTATAAATCCATTACAAATTGGGTGTCGTCCTCTTCAGCAAGAGGAACAGGAGCTTTTGAAGGTCTATGTAAAACAGGAGTTATTGATCTTTTCCTAGGCATAGGGTCCATCTTAAAAAACATTTCGTTAGTTAACTCTTCCAGGAAGATTGTCTTTTTAGGTGCGTGTGACACAAGCCATTTTTTTAGTTCATTTAGTTCGTATTGTTGTTTGGTTTTTCTCATTGCATTCTTATTCCTATGGTTTTTTCTTCTGGGTTTGTAACAGTGATGGTTGGTTTGTAAAAAGCAGCATACGTAGGCGGCACTAATGTTTCTTTTTTATAGTTAGAGAGTGGTGGAAACGTAGGTGTAGGATTGCGCTTAACCATATCTTCCAGTGAGCCTTCTCTTTTTTTCAATTTAGATTTTCTTCTATTTAATGCATCATTTATATAAGGTATAGATACCAAAGACATAACTCCAGCAACAAAAAAACCTGCTGGAATAATAGCTAATATTGGCGAAGTCATAAGTCCTAACATAGGATAAACAACAGAACCGATCAAGCATGACGAGCCAATAAGCGCTAAAAAGCACATGCTAAATGTTTGACAATCACATTTGCCGTGTTCTTTTTCTATAAGTATCTTTTCTCTTTTATTTTTTAAAGCTACTTCTTCTAATGCCTTTTGTAATACATCAATGTCATCTTCTGTTTTCTTCCATTGGCCCCATGCTGTTTTCATGTTTTTGTCCTCAAAATGGTATGTTGTCGTTAAAATCGTCAGGCTCAGAGGTATGAACAGGAGGAAGCTCTTGCTCATGTTTACTTATAGTGTCAGAAATACTAGAAGGTTGATTTGATTGTCTTGGCTGATAGAATTTTATTTCTAGATAATCTTTTTCGTTTTTATCAACAGCTCCTTTACCATTTTCCCCAACTAGTGAAGATGGTATTATGATTCCTGATTCATAATTTATACCGAATGCTTCACAGAAGTTTTTTATCTTTCTTATAACAAACGACTTACCTCGACCCTCGTATGCGTCTGGATCCAGAAGATCATCAAACACTATGCCTGTGGCACCTGATGAATCCATTGCACTCATGCGTAAAGAAATTTTATTTTTTCCATCTCGCGTTTGTGCATCTTCAGCTTTTATAATTTCTAAGCTCACAGTTCCAGGTTTGATCTGTGGATTTAGACTATCAATCTGTTTGTCGTTTAAGGGCGTAAATTTCATAAGTTTCTCCTATTTTTTTTTGACTAATGGTTTATTCATGTTAAACATCCTCAAAATAATCATTTACCTTATCGGCAACATATTGAAGATCATTTGGTATGTAAAGTTCATTAAACATATCCATTGGCGATTTTGCAATTGTATTACCATCTCCCTGGGTCTGAAAGACATATCCTTCCTCTCTGATATGAGAATAAAACACAACTGAAAACATTCCTTCTATGGAAATTTTATCGTCTAACATTTTACCTATTGTTTTGCATTTGATTTTTCCATTTGCATCGGTATCGCAATGTGATAGATAAAAAAATGTTAAATCATTTCTAGCAAAGTTAGATGCATTTATAACATCCCATGCATGCTTGGCTATCTCTGTAAATTTCTCATAACCTTTTTCGCTGGCTCTATTCATGAACTCATTAGCCATTATATATTGAAAGTCATCTATAATAACATTCTTTATATCTATACGATGCTTTGATATATATTGCATTATACTACAAATCTTTGAATATTTGTCGGTATAAAGATAATTTGTTTCATTTGTTATCTTACCATCTTCATCTTTTACTATGATATAATTCCTTCTCCATCCTTTGAACGGAAGAGGTTTATCAAGTACATTAATAATAAATGTTTCCTTTGGGTTTAGGGTTCTAATAGCAGTGCTTTTACCGCTGCCTGACTCGCCTATGATAAGTACATTTGTACTCATAATTATATCTCCTTACTTACATTAAATTGGTTTAAAGTTTTCCAACAATTGTAGTATTTCAGTTATGATGCAGTCCTGTAATAACTCCATCAATACTTCGTTGTATTCTTTGTTATTTACCTCATGCGCAAGATAAGCGCGTTCTAAATTAAAAGTTATAGCTAACATTGCTCATCTCCTATAGTCGTACTATATAAATCTTACCAAACATTCTTTGAAACCATCTGGCATCTGAAAGAGCGAGCCTCTCATCAGTATAATTACCGATGAGAGCTCCATTTTTTTTTATTATCGAGAAACAAGTTTTCACAATTCATCCCTTTTAGCTGTTTTTCTTTTTGCTGGTTCTACTGAAATGCTATGAACATTCTGGCTTGCTTTAATACATGAGTCATAAGCGATGTTATATAATCTTGGGATAAGCTCTTTAAAGAACTCTGTCTTAATATCTGTGCAAGGACATTCTTTCTCTTCTTTTCCTTCTGTTGCTATAGTCATAAGCTTATACATTCTTCTCATTCTCATTCTCCAATTTTGTTTATAAAAAAACTCTGCAAGTTTTCATGATTTATCCCTTTTAGCGAAAGTTACTATCTTTCCTAAATCCCATTCCTTATCCATTTCATAGATGAAATCTACTAGATCCTCGTCAGAAGCCCAGTCTTCACCTATAGCAACATTTAACCATTGAACTAATTGTTCGGGTGAATAATCTAACCTTATAAAAGCTTGTTTCTTTTTGTTAGGTAGATAATCACTTTTACGATTGGTTTCAAAGTTCTTTTCAATAACAAGTGCTGCGTCAAAGATATCCAATAAATTAATGCTCATAACGTATACTCCTTTAACATTTAAGATAATGAAATTATTATTGTTATAGCCTCAGTATATAATACTATTATTATATGTCAAGTATTTATTTGAAAATAATTAATACTTTAAATCAGGACGTATTTTATAGGCTTTAATTTTGCCTTTAGTTAATTTCTCTATTTTCTTAGCGATGGTTACATTGGGTAAAATACATCCGTGATACCAATTATTAACATAAGCAGGATATGCTTTTAGCTTTCTAGCGGCTTCGGCCTGAATTCCGCCACAATAGTTTTCAACAAATAATCTAAATGATTTGCAATCATGCTTGTTTGTTTCTTTCATTTTCTTTCTCCTTATATAATATAATTAAACAGTGTACATATATTTATTATAATGTCTAATATAAATATATTATAAATATATTATAAATAAATATTGCATTTATATAATTAAGTGTTATTATTGCGATTGCCCGGATGTGCGTTCTAATAACAATAACACTCTTGCGCAACAACAAAAAAAAAAGTCATCCGGGCTTACGTTACAATTGACCCAATCTCTTTGATTTGATATTCTTTCAATTACTAAACGTTGAAAGCTTTCAATTAGAGTTTTTCAATCGGGTGCCAATTTCAAATTAGCAGGGCTCATGGTATTTTGGTCTTGCTTTTCTTGATTCAACGTTTAGTACCGTGGCACCCGTTTGAAGATCTCTAGTAAGGAGACTGGTGGTTGTGGCGCTTTGGATTCCAGATGAGATAGATAACATTGCCGGGATTTCACTTGTTGAGAAGCACTTACTCGCCTATATTTATTCCTTTCAAAATTCTGGAGCAATTTGTTTTGCTTCTAATTCTATATTTGAAAAAAGATGCATGTGCAGTAGAAGTACTATTAAGCGTGCATTGAATCACCTACTCGACCTAGGTCTTCTTAACATTGGATTTACTTCTTATTGTTTGCGCGAATTCTCCGTAATTCTTTAACCTTTATATTATATATGCCTGTGGATAACTTGTGGATAACTTGTGGATAACCTGTGGATAACTTGTGGATAAGTAGCATCAAAATAGGCTTAGTAGGTCCATGGTGGACCTAGGGTAGGTCCATGGTGAACCTACCCTAGGTCCATGGTGAACCCTATATATATAAAGACTATAAATAAATCTTTATGAATAAAAGATATTATCTAGAATGTAAAACAAGAATATTTTCCAAGGCAGTTGAAAATGGGGGGCAAGCCCCCCAAGCCCCCAACAGCCAAAAAACCATGGGTGTAAGTAATATGATTAAAGAACCGATTGAGGATAAGAAATGCTGCGTCTGTAGGGCTTTTTTAAAAGACCCGATAGCTGTAGGTAATAAAAGATGGCTCATTTATTTTTGTGAGAAGCATTATTTGTCGCGTGTGGTGATAGGTAGCATGATAAAAGAATATGGTTATGAGTTATGCAAGAAGCACAATGTGATGTTGAATTTTAACCTTGACAAGAAGTGATTTATATACTAGGATGTATGCACGTAGAAATAGGCATTCAAATAAATAAAAGTTTTTAACAGTTTAGCCATATGAGTCAATTCTTCGGTGTACTTCCATTCGCCGGCTTATTTCTACAGCTCGTATGGCTATTTTAATGCTTGTGGCGCTGTGTGCACCTCCCAGGGTATTGTTTCCTCCTGAGGGAGGAATATGCATGGCTCCACAGGCGCTTATTTTAGCAGCTCGTGGCGCTACGCATATACACCCCTCCCAAGGGGGTGTGCTTTTTAGCGGGGGCACATTTGTGTGGCGACGCGGCTTCCTTGACGGAGAGGTCTCATGGACATTGTAAAATTCTGTTATCAGCATTGGGTGCTTACATCATGGTTCTTGATGATAGTTTCTTGTTCTGGGCCGTTTATCAAATTGAGTTTGAAAGGGGAATGAAATGAAAAAAGATGAAGATAAGGTTGGGCAAGATAAAATAAACAGGTTCATCTTGGAGAGGCTTTTAGCACTTAACGAAAGCGGGGTGAAAACAATAGAAATGATTGAAAACATGATTGAAGACATTGATAATAGACTTCTTAAAATACAAGCTGACGTTAGTGTTCTCTTGAGTTACTTAGATGATTAAACATAAATTCAATGCAAAGCCGACTGAGCTAGACGGTATAATATTTGCATCTAAAAAAGAGGCTCATCGATATCGCACTCTTTGTATCCTACAGCAAGAGGGGGATGTGCTGTTTTTTTTAAGACAGACTCCGATTCACCTACCAGGTAATGTTAAGTACGTCTGTGATTTCCAAGTGTTCTGGAAAAATGGAGATATAACCTTCGAGGATGTTAAAGGTGTGAAAACTCCTATGTATATAACTAAGAAGAAATTGGTTGAAAGTTTATATCCAATAACAATAACGGAGATATGATATGAGAATTAAAACAAATAGAAAGAACTTGGATGAATATTTAAAACAGTTTGATATGTTGACCGTGTTATCGCAAATGGGAATAGACGCGGTAAATGAATTTTTAGGTTCTCCTAAAAAAGATTTTGCATGTATTAAATGCATGTTTCATGAAGAAATAACAGGGTCTTTTGTTATTGATTTAAAGCACAATACCTTTAAATGCTTCGGATGTGGGATAACAGGAGATTTAATAGATCTTATAATGCTATACACCGACTATGATCCTACCCCTCTCGGTGATAATTCGTTTGATTTTTTTGAAGCAATCAGGTGGTTGGAGCATGCAAAAGAAGCTGAATAAATAACGGAGATATGATATGAATAATTCAAATAAAAAATATACATGTATTGGGTGTGTATATTCTCGTCTTAAAGATAGCAATCTTTATTGTGTAAAAAATGCTCCATCTCCACGTATTGTAAGCGTGGAAGAGGATCATTGTGTTTGTTGGCCAACTGTGGCTAAAAATTGTTGGTGCGGAGAGTTTGAGGATATGGAGGATTAATTGAATGATAGATGAAGATGATCTTTGGAAAAGCCTAATGAAAAAAAATGTAACTGATAAAGTTAAGTTTTATTGTGGATGCTTAAAGAGAGATGCCTGGGGGTTTTTCTTTAGAGGTGTAACCGTTCCTCGTGATGTAATGTTGTCAACGGACATAAATGATATATTACGGTTCTTTGATCAAGTTAAAACTGATGAAATGCAATATAAAATATAGGAGATCGTTGAATGAATAAAGCTGAAATTAAGGAATTAAAGGATCGTATGGAGCATCTGGAAGAAAATCTTTCGAATCGTACTTTAATGTTTTTTTCTCAGAGAGATAAAATTGAAAAATTAGAAGAAGATCTAGCTAATGTTAAAAGACTATTTAAGGAGCTTAAGCAGCTTGAGGCAAGAGCGAGCTCTAATGCTTTCCTGAGAAGTCATGCGATTGCTACTAGCGTTAAGACGCTTTTCTATCTTATCATTGCGAACCTTATTTGTAATTCCTGTTTTTTTATTTACCACTTTATTCTTGGAGGTCGTTGAATGAGAAAAAAAGAAAAAAAAGGAAAAAAAGAAGAAAACAATAAAGTTCTTCTTGAATTCCAAATAGTTTTGAATGTCGTTTTTAAAGAGCGTTCAGTTGAGATCGATGCAGAGGGGACAATGCCACTTAGCTCTCCTTTTTCTAAAATGACTGATTGTATAAAAAAAGAATTGGTACCAGTTATTCATGAAGTTGGTAGAGAAGTATCAGTTGTACATCACTCCTTCAAAAAAGAAAATTTTGTTAATCCTGATGCGGAGAAAATACACTGAATGATTGAGCCAAGATTTACATTTAGATTCTGGGATGTTGAGCGTAAAGAAATGTACTTTACTCCTTATAGAATATTATACCCTGGGGATGATTTGCGTGTAGAACTTGGTTTTGATGATGAGCACGTGAGGCCAGCTGGTTCTATAGAGCAATATAAAAATGAAAAAAACCATCTTGGACATAAGTATGAAATAGTTATAATGCCATGTACTGGTATTAAAGATCGTCTAGGCAATCTAGTCTACGAAGGAGATATGTGCACTCTTGAGCATCCAATGGAAATTGAATGTTATGATGATTTTAATCTTGAGACTGTTGAATGGAGTGTTTACGGTGGTTTTGATATCTCAAGGAAAGCTTACTATGCGGACGATGAATATGTGGTTGTTGGCAATATATTTCAACCGCCTAAAATGAGTAGACGGACATATTTAACTAAAGATCAAAAACATGATGTTTTGCTTAACACACAAAGAAAACGAAAGGGGGAGAACGTTAAATAAATACTGTACTTTTATAAATCAATTCATTAATATCTAAATATATCGTTAAGTCCTAATTAGGGTTAACGATTATGCCTTTTGGTCGACCGACTAAATTCAAAGAAGAAATGTGCGATATCGCCTATGGTGTTTTATCCAAAGGCGGATCATTATCTAAAGTTGCTGCAACCCTTGAAATTCATTATGACACCCTGTGTGAATGGCGTAAAATTCACAAAGACTTTTCCGATGCCCTAAAGCTGGGCCTGGTTAAAGCGGTGGTTGTGTGGGAAGACAGTCCACCTGAAATGGCTGATTCGAGATGGATATTTCAGATGAAAAATCGATTTCATTGGGCTGATAAACAATCAGATCGTGGTAAACAATATTCAGAATCTTTTACACGAGAAGGCCTTTCAATCATGATGTCATCTGGCGAAATGTCTGTAGATACTGGCGTCAAACTAATCGAATTACTATTCAAAGAAGAAGAACTTGCTGAATCAGATGCACCTATCAACGTATCGATCGTTGTTAAGGAGCTTACTGATGATAGATAGACGAAGCAAAAAAAAAGTGTTTGTAATATTTAAAGAGAGCGAAGACGATAGAGTCTCACCAAAGAAGTTCTTAAGATACGGCTTCAGTCATGTGTTTATATGGATGACATATGACACGAAAACCCACGGAAACACACATAAACCATATCTTCAATGTGATCCCTTATTCAGCAATCTGTCTTTAACAAGGTTCTCTATGTCAGAAAGAGATCTAATCAAGTCGCTCAATAAACCAGGTTATACAGTTTTAAAATTAATTGTTGAAGAAGGAACAACAGACTTTTATCAAATGGGTCTTAAGCTATTCACATGCGTTAGCATTATCAAATACATTTTAGGCATTAAGTGCTTTGCGATCACTCCTTATCAACTATACAAACGATTACTCAAGATGGAAGGCAAGCAAGGGATAGTAAGCGTCAAGCAAATTAATTAACAATTACCAAAGAGGAATTTAGCAATGGGATCAGGCAAACCAGATACATCAGCTATTGATGCTGCACAAGCAGAATCAGACAGAGCAAAAGAAGAAATGAAGAAGAAAGAAGAGGAAGAGAATCTTAAAGCACGAAGGGAGCGAGTTGCCTCTGCAAGAACTACAGGGGGCGGTTCTGCTATTGGTTCGGCGATTAAAGGAACATTGTTAGGTGGTTAAGTGATAGATAAATTAGAAGAACATCTTAGGCGGTTTGCGTTTGCAAAGGCTCAGGCTTTGCAGCACAAAGCTCATATTGAACAGATATATGCCATGTTTATGCCAAACAGGGACGATTACGATAGTAAGAACCAAAGCCCTGGTGGAATACATAATATAAAACTCTATGATACGACTGGTGTTATAGCAGCAAGAACACATATCGCTCAACTTCATGTTGGTCTTACCCCGATAGGTAAGAAGTGGTCACAACTAGAGGCTGGTACTGATGTTCCAGAAGTTGAGAAAGAAAATGCTAATAGATTAGCTCAATCAGCTACAGATGTTATGTTTAAATACTTAGAGCAATCTAATTTTCATTTAGCAATGAACGAAGCATATCATGATTTAACAATTGGCACAGGAGCCTTAGTTCTCAACGAAGGACCTGACGACAATCCTTTTTTATTTTCAGCTGTACCTATTCCATTCTTTTTCCCTGAAGAAGGACCTCATGGAACCATTGAAACAGTATGGCGTGAGTTCTTAAGCATTCCATTTCGAAACATATTAAGAATGTGGCCCGGTGCTAAGATCCCAGAAGTTATAGCTCAAGCAGCCAAAGAGGATGTTGATTTCAAACTTGATCTAATAGAGGGATCTGTGTTTGATGTTGAAACAAATCTATTTGAGTACGTTGTCATCCATGAAGGCACCAAAGAGGTTTTTTACAAAGAAATTACACCTTCATCTCAGTGGATTGTATTTAGAGGATTTAAACGAGCAAATGAAGTTTATGGCCGTGGACCTGCTGATCAAGCATTGCCAACGATGCAGACGTTAAATCAGATCTTTGAAGATGAGCTAAGGGCTGCGGCTTTCAAATCAATGCCAATTTTTATGGGTGTAAGTGACGGTGTGTTCAATCCTTGGACAGTTGTATTGCAGCCTAATACAATAATTCCTGTAAGTCCTGGATCAACTCCGCAGAATCCACCTTTGTTCCCTGTCCCTTCTAGCGGTGATCCAAAGTTTTCACAGATTGAAGTACAGGATTTAAGACAACAGATTAATAAACTATTTTTCACTGATCCTCTTGGTCCTGTTGAAAGTCCTGTTAAGTCAGCTACAGAGATGATGATACGAAACCAAGAGTCATTAGAGGCCAAAGTACCTTTTATTGGAAGATTACAAGTAGAGTTATTAGAAAAGTTAACTCAAAGAATGGTTTATATCTTAAGAAAAAAAGGTTTATTCCCTCTTGTTAAGGTTGATGGAAAAGAATTAGCTGTTAGTTACAAGACTCCTTTGATAGAATCACAGAACCTTGCTGAAGCTAATAAGATAATTCAATTTACCCAAACGCTTCAATCAATTGTAGGTCCGGAGATGTCTTTAATGGCTTTTGATCTTCCTGACTTAATTACTACTTTAGCTGAAAAAATGGAAGTACCTTTGGATGTTGTTAAAACAAATATGGAGATACAAGAAGCTATTGCAGCTATGCAAGAGCAGGCTGCTCAACAACAAGCGCAATTGCCTCAAGCTCCAACTGGAGGATTGCAACAATAATAAATAGGAGATCGTTATGACTATTGACAAAATGCTAGACTCTATCGAGCCTAGTGACATCGCTATAAAAGAAAAAAATAATTTAACTTTAACTAAACAACTTAGATATTACAGTGATCAATGGAGAGTAACGAGAGATAAGGTCGCTGAGCTTGAAAGAGCAGTTAAAAGTTTTATGAAAATATTTAAATGTGACTGTGGAATGGAATATGTATATTTTCTTGGAGAAGATTTTTTGTCTACTAAATGTGATAAGTGTAGCAGACCAATAGAGTTATCTTGCCTAGAAGACTCATTTGACGTGCATTTCAGACATAAATAGGAGATCGTTATGACTTGTCCAGACTGTGAGTCCGAATGCTGGGATTGTGAATATTTTACACACTGCTTTAGAGGAGCCATGAAGAAATTGGAGAGGAAAAAAGAAATGAAAATAACTTACGTGTTCGATACTTCCGACCAAGATGATGTAAGCGAACATAATATACATAAGCAGTCTAAAGATATGTATATGGCTTTATGGGACATAAAGACCATGATGAGGACTTTGATAAAGTATGGTTCAATCAGTAATTGTGATGTTTCAAGCATGACAAAAGAAGAAGTAATTGATAAGTTGTTTGAAGCTTTTCATGATATTATACAGGAGTATAATCTAGACTTAGAGTGAAAACTAATAGGAGATCGTTATGAGACTAAGATTTACCACTGATTTTTTTTTAAACCTACTTGACGATGATCCTGATATTGCTGCTACAGAAAAGGCTCTCGAGCTTTTGATTAGTGGAGCGATTGATAAGATGATAAAAGTAAAGCATGTTTCAGGTCATTGTAGAGGGGCAGTAGAGAAGTTTTATCATTTGTATGATTGGGACGAGGAAAAAGAGTTTAGAGAGGTGAAGGAGCTTAAGCTTACAAAGTTCTCTGAAAGAGGGTTTTCCTGTCCGAATTGCATGATGACAAAGATGGAGAGGAACCCAGTTTCTGAAAAGGGATTTTATTATGAATGTCCTATATGCAAGTTTATAGAGTGTTTCTCACAATGTTCGCGAGAGGAGCTAGATAACCAATAGGAGATCGTTGTGACTTGGATAAACTTCAATTGCTCTCTTTGCAATACACCGTTGTTTGCTGATAAAATTGCTTTCGATGGCGAACTTATAGATTTAAAGACGGTGGAATGCCGTAAATGTCGATGTCAAAGTAATACTCATACTGTATTCATGGAGGCATGGGGTTTTATTATTGCTGCTAAGCAGGAAAAGAAGAAAAAATGGTGGAGGTCGTTATGGAAATGAGGCAGCCAGCAGTAATTTTACATGTGGACGAGGATGGAAAGTGTGAGATCGATTTTTTCGCGATCCGGCATGGTGAAGTAGCTCAAAGAATGGGCAAAATAATCAGAAAATTCATGGATGGAGAGTTTAAAGATGCCTTAGACCAATCTTCGCAGGCAATAGAACAAAGGGGTAAAATAAGATCTCTTGATGATAGGATTAAGGATCTAGAGAGATTGATATCTAAATTACATCCTAAGAAAGAAGTTAAATGCGAATGTGGAACGGTGTATCTTTATACTCCTGGTAATAAGTGGCATAACATTAAGTGCATGAAATGCTTTGAATTTACAGACCAAGTTTTGTGTGCAGATGGAGTTTTCACGTTAAAACTACTAGGAGATTGTTATGACTCTTAAAGGCCCGTTGGATCAGCTATCTAAACAATTAGAAGATGGGACTTTTTTTCAAGACCCTATGCCACTAGAGTGCAATCAAATCATTCAAGAAATCAATTGTTATTCATTCAAAGAGCTACTCGATCTATTAGATCTATGGCATTTGAATAAGCCAGATTTCCAAAACAAATCCACGTTCATAAGCCTTCTTCGGAAACGTGTTCAATTCTTAAAGCATAACAAAACAAAGGAGATCAGTAATGACAATAATAACTCCACCGAGTTTTCAAGTTCCAAAGACAAACCAATCAAAACAAAAGTTCGATCCACCTCAAGTAGCGGAAGCAAGCCAAGACGAAACAGATCTAAGAAAACTGATCCATGAAGTATTTGCCGCGAGCGAATGCGGACAGAGTCTTTTGAAAAAGCTTCATGAGTTGTATGTTGATATATCTACATTTCCCTCACATCCTAATCAAATTGCACAGTTTGGGTCGACTGAAGCTTATTGTGGATTTAGAAGCGGACAGTCTAATGTAATTAAGTGGATTGAGTTTCAAATACAGTCGTGCAAAGAGGGTAATTAATGACTCATAAAAATGCTAACTTAAAATTCAATCCATCTGAAGAGAGCATAAGAAGATCTAAATATGTTTACCCTGAAACAACTCGTTTTGGGGTGCCATTGATATCACATCCTAATTATGTATGCGAAAAACATGGGGAAGGACAGGAAGATCTTACTATAACTTTTCCCAAAAAAGATGGCGAAGATGAAGCAGAGGTTCGTATTCTTTGTCTACGATGCATATTAGAGTTTTTAACCCCAATCATTGGGGAAATGAAAATTAAAGAGGAGATAAATAATGACTGAAGAAACAACTACAACTGTAGAAGCACCGCAAACAGAATCACCACAAACAGGAACTCCTGAAAAGAATAAAATATCGGCAACCTCTATGTTTGACAATAGCAATTCGATGTCCAGAGGAGATAAAACAGGGCAAGTATTGGAGATCCCTACTGACTCACCACAGGCTGAATCTGAAGATACAGGAGAATGGTGGTTGAATGAAGATACAAAAGGGACTGGGCCCAGACCTGACTGGGTGGATAAAAAATACGGTTATAATGTCATGAATCAGGCTATGGCAAACAATCCTGCTCAAAAGTATATTGGAGAATTAAAAAATAAGCTTGGAACATTTGCTGACTGGAAATCTCCAGAGAATTATGATTTCAGTGAGATTTCAGATAAAAACTTTAGGCTTGATGTCAACGACACTAACTATAATAACTTTATAGATATGTTGCGATCGCACAATGTTCCCCAGGACTTTGCTGATAAGATTGTCGGATTTTACAAGGAAGAGGTTACTAAAAATTTAGTTGATGTTGAAAAAGAAATGGAATTGTTAGGGTCCAACCCTCGAGAGCAATTAGATTCTTTAGAAAAATGGGCTAAGAGTAATTTTGCACCAAGAGCATCTGAATGGATTTTTGGCAATGTAAAAACAGCAGAAGACGTTAGTATTCTTAAAGAAATTAGAGCGTCTATGATTCAGACCTCTATTCCAACAGGAGTAGATACAAAGATACCTATTGGTACTAAAGAAACGCTGCAAAGAGACTATATGCAAAATCTTGAGGCAATAAAACAGAGTCCTGATTTGCAGATTGAATGGATCAACAAATTTAAAGAGTTTGTATAGGATGGACAAGGATGAAATACGCAAACTATTAGAAGATAACAATAACTCAATCTTTGATGCCTTAGCAGCCTATGAGCCGCCTAAAGATTGCAAAAAAGAATTCACGTACGAAAGATTCTTAGAGATTAAAGAAGAGTTTAAGGGGCATTCTGCGGAGAAATTTCTTGAAAGTCTTGGAATAGAGATCATCTGAATTGTAAAACTGTAGACATTCACACCTTGAATGTCTACAGTTGTGGCGGGCAGTTTTAATCTAAATAGGTATAATTAGACTGAAGTTATACCTATTCTATACCTATTTGAAATAATACATCACCCCCAAAACCACCACCATATCCACTGTCAATAATATTTTAGGGAAAATAACTATGGGTTTTTTGCTTAGGTTATTTTCCCTAAGTGAAAACATACTTCACATTGTGAAAACATACTTCACATTGTGAAAACATACTTCACATTGTGAAAACATACTTCACATTGTGAAAACATACTTCACATTGTGAAATAACACATCACAACCCCCTG